TCCCTGTTTGTTCAACCAGCCGAGGAGACCCTCGACATGGAGACTGAACTCATATTTTTGGAGACAAGTCTACAACATGTTCGTGCAGGTCGTCTTAAGGAATTTACCGGCTTGGCTGACAATGATTATCTACGGCGCGTAGAAAAAGCACATCGGTCATATGATGCTTTGTATCGTGCCATGCCACGGGGCCCACAAAGAGTTTCAGTGGAAAAAGACCTCGTTCGCCTAACGAAAGTGCGCGAAACCTTTCGAGGAATTAAATTAGGCGATGCGCAACGGATGTGCCCATTTGGCATCAAGATTGATGGTTCCTCAGGTGTAGGAAAATCATTGATTATGAACATCCTTGTTCGCGCGGTCCTCAAAGCGTATGATTTGGATGCTTCAGATGAAGTTATTTGTTTTCTGTCAGGAAATGACAAGTTTGATTCAAATTATAGATCCGATCATAATGCAGCAATCTTGGATGATGCTGTAAACACGAAGAAAGATTTCGTGCATGAATCGCCATTATGGCAAATTATTCGTTTTGTCAACAATCAACCCGAGACTGCTTTGAAAGCAGACGTGGAGCTTAAAGGAATTGTTCCATTGCTTGTGCAAGTTTTCGGGTGTACTACCAACGTTGAGGATTTGGATGTGGAAGACTATACGAATGCTGCTGCATCTATCCTTAGACGATTTGGAGTTCACATCACTATGTCTGTTCGCCCAGAGTTTCAAGCGACTGACGTAGATGGCAAAAAGTGCACACGAATTGACCCTGAACGGGTTAATGCACATTATACTAATGCCGATGGTGTATTGGAACTCCCGGAAATCCAAGATGTGCAAGACTTTGATGTGTACGAATATGTCGAAGTCGACTACGATGGTCCACCAAAGACCAGAGTAATCAAGAGTTATTTCGAATACAACGGAAAACCAACGAAGAAGCTTAATGTATATGAGCTAATCGATTTCGTCATTATTCGTGCTCTTTTGCATAAGAAGAATCAAGATATCTATCTTGAAAATCACCGAAATAGAACGTTGACTCTTTGTGAGGGATGCAAGCGCCCACAGCAAGTATGTAAAGCTTTGTGTCTTTGTAACCCTCCAATCATGTCAATTCCCCCTCCGATGGATGTCCAATCCGGTGTTCGAGATGCGTTCTCTAGCACACTAGCCTGCGTGAAAAGTAAAACACGTAGAGCGATTGACAAAATGGACATGCTTTCGTTGGAGGATCTTTGTCAGGTATATGAGACACGTAACGCCCATTTGTATTATTGGTTGGGCGAACGTGTGTTCAGCGTTTGTGATGGAACGATTCTTCAAGGCGCCGCTACCCTTGCACGAGATGTGTTTGGGGATAGGCGTCTGGTCAGCGTTATCGGACAGTCAATACTAATATCAATTGTGTTGCTTTTCGTTTCGCTATTCTTTCCACCAATGTTGTTGGTCCTGATTATGTATTGGACCATAACATTGAAAATCCTCAAGGAAATTGAGGTTGAAGTTGTGGAAAGTTTTCGAGAACGTGGACATGTTTATTCCACTATGCGAGAATCGATTTTAGAAAAGACACGTCGCACAATTTTGATTGGTGGCATTACGGCTAGCATGATGCTAGGTATTGTTATACTAGTCAAAAAGTACTACGAACGTGGCTTTGTGCCTCAGGGTAACATTAACCCTGCTTCCCAAAAAGAAATCGATGAGCGGGATAAAGAAAAGGTAGATTGGGCAGAGTCCTGGATAAGTCCACTTCCAGGTACTCAAAAACAGAGAGCCCAAACTATCGAACAAGCAGTAGGGAGACTCAAAGAAAGTGTTGTATTCTTATCGTATTGTCCAGTTTTAAAGAAGGATATTATGAAAGAACCCGGTCCAATGGATCATGAAATGGTTGCATGGATGCCAGACAGTTGTAAGTTAATTCTGCCATGGCATGCGTTCTTTCCTGAAAACAACACTTCGGCTATTCCCTACGTAGAACTCCGATGTTATGCTCGTTTCAGAGAAGATGGTAAGATCTCCTCTCAGATGCTCCTGACTATTCCATTTAGTCGTGTTAGTCATGCTAATGGAACAGACTTGTGTTTGGCACATGTCCCCAGAATAGGTTCTCGCAAGAGTCTCTGGTGGATGTTGCCCAGTGGACCTGTTGGTACAAACCAAGCACGTATGGTTACTATTAACAAAAAAGGCGAGCGCTCGGATTTCAATTGTCATGTGGAAGACAAAATTGTAAAGCACAAGATGTCCCGTCCCTTCCAGGGCGGTATGTCTGTTTTGCCTCGAGGAACAAGTGTGGGATTGTGTGTCTCACCCCTCGTAAGCACTGGACGTGCGAATCAAATAGTTGGCTTTCATGTGGCCGGTCGGACTGGCACTCCTGTCGGCATGTATGCTTTGTACACTCAAGAGATGTATGAGCTTGATCTTGAGAGATTGAATTCTCTCTCGAATGTCGTAAATATTGCCCAAGAAGGAGAAATTATGGATCCCCAAGTTGGTGTCCCAATTATGCAGGTTGGTCCTGTTCATCCAAAATGCCCTACACAATTCTTGACAGACAAGAATGTTTTGAAAGTGTTTGGGCCTTGTGTTGGACGGTCAAGTGCTAGATCTAGCATGTTGGTTACCCCTATTTCTCCACTAGTCGAAGAGATTTTCGATGCTCCTCGACTACACGACAGACCTCCGGAAATAAATCACTGGAGGCATTACCAGCGATGGACTGCTGCCGCATCTACAATTTCAGGCACAATTCCTATCCATCTGTTGGACATCTCGGTCAATGATTACATGAGACCTTTGGTTAAGAAGATGTGGGATTATCCTCTAGTTCGTAAGGAAATCCGTCCTCTAACCATTATGGAATCACTTGTTGGTCGTGATGGGGTTCGTTTCATAGATCGAATGCCATTTTCCACATCTGTGGGTTTCCCCGAAGGAGGCCCAAAGAGTCGTGTGGTTAAAGATGCAGATCCAGAAAAATACCCCGGCTTCTCAGCTCCTGTTGAGTTGGATCAGAAGTATTTGGATGAGTACGACCGTTGTAATACATTGTTACGGTCAGGAGTGCGTGTCCATGCTATCTTTTCTGCTCATTTGAAGGATGAGCCAGTGAAAATTGGCAAAGATAAAGTGCGAGTATTCAATGCGGTTAACATTGTGTTTTCCATGTTGGTTCGTACTTATTATCTGCCAGTACTACGTTTCATTAGCTTGTTTCCTTTGGACTCTGAGTGTTGCGTCGGACTAAACGTCGAAGGCCCCGAATGGGATACTTTCGTCCGACACATTGAGAAGTTTGGAGCTGATCGTTGCTTTGGTCTGGATTATAAAGGCTATGATACAACGGTCCCAGTTGAAGTGACTGAAGCGATGCTTAGCATAATGATTAATTTTGCACGCATGTCCGGTAATTATTCCGAGGATGATTTGCGTGCTATGTCATCTATTGCTACAGAAGTAATGTTTCCAACAGTCGCTTTGAACGGTACGCTAATTGAGCTTATGTGTGTCTGGATCTCCGGAATCAATCTCACAGCTCATGGCGGGTCAATACAGAATTCGCTGTTATTGCGCAGTTTCTTTTACGGTGTGCGCGAATCAGTGAACTTGTCCACCAACATTCCATTCCGTAGTGTTGTAGCAGCGGGTACTCTTGGCGATGATTTGAAATCAACGGTTAAAAGAGGCCATGACTACTTCAACATGAAAGATTATCATGATTGGTTATTGACCAAAGGTATGGAGACAACCATGCCGGACAAGACGGCAGAAATTATTCCTTTCATGATGTCCAAAGACTGTGATTTCCTAAAAAGAATTACAACTTGGGACGAAGAGAGAGGAGTTTATGTTGCCGCATTGGACGAGGAGTCTATATTTAAGAGACTCCATGTTATTCGTTCACCGACTGACAAATCGATGGATGAACAGATCGTTGAAAATATTGGCACTTGCATGCGCGATTGGGCATTTTACCCACGAGAGATATACAACACTCGCCAAATGCAGATGTACCAGTTGCTTGCTCGATCCGGGTATGTAGTACCCGACGTCCGAAAACACTACAGTGTGCTCATTGCCGAGTGGCTCGACAAGTACATGGCAATAAGCACAGATTCCTCTGGCAATTCGGATACCACAATATCGTCATTGTAGGCATTTGCTAGGGAAGACGGGTGGGGATGACGTTAGCCCCACATGGTTCGTATGCTTCTTAGGTCGTAAGCATTCGGATAACCTGTGACCTGGTAA